ATATTTCTTGATAGTACCTGTGCTCTCTTTTACTTTGATATAGAAATCTGGAAAGTATCTATGTGGTCTGTTGTCGATTGGTGAACGATACCACACATACATTTCTTCACTTCCCCACTCAAGTATTCGTTCATTATTATCACAGTAAACCATGAACTTTCTTTCCCAAAGTGACCTATAAACTATGTTTGTAGGATTACCTTTATACTTGCGAGGATAAGATGGTTGATATTTACCCTTGTAAGACATCTAAATAACAATAAGACAAGTTTTAGGTATTTAGAGTGGTAAAACCCCGTAGAATATCAGATTTTAAACCCACATTAACAAATTTAGCACAAACATCACATTATCAGTTGATATTTGGTGGATTACCCACGGGATTGAGACAGCATTTAAATGTTCGGGACATAGATTATAGATTTATAACTGAGACATCAGGATTACTTTGCAGCAGAGCTGTTTTACCTGGTGCAGCAATGGCTACAGCGGACATCAGAGGTAATTATACAGGTGTGGTTGAGAAGATGGCTCATACAAAAATATTCACTGATATTAATTTAGAATTTTATGTTGATAGCGAGTATAAAAGTCTTAAATTTTTTGAACATTGGTTAGAATTTATTGCGAACGGTTCTGGTGAAGATCAATCAAGAAAAGATTATTACTTTAGAATGGAATATCCAGATGATTACAAAACCTATCAATCAAAGATAATAAAATTTGATAGAGATTATAATGAAGAGATGATATACAATTTCTATGGATTATTTCCAAAAGCGTTAAACTCCACTCCAGTAAAGTATGAAGGGTCTGAGGCACTGAAAGCAACTGTTCTCTTTACATTTGATAGATACTCTGCTGGAAAATACTCAAGTTATGATAGGTATCGTGGTAGACATAATAATAGAAAGGAGAACTACGCTAAACCTGCATCATCTGCAGCATCACCAGATGTTAATAATAATGATGATGTCTTTGCAGGTTTTAATCGAGGAGCAACTGATCCAAATACACTCACATATCAAAGTTTTAACAACACTTAAATAAACGTACTATATAATATACAAATTTGTAATATATCATGCCTTTACCAAAGATTAGCACCCCGACATATGAGTTGGAAATTCCGTCAACGAAGAAAAAGATAAGATATAGACCTTTTTTAGTTAAGGAAGAGAAGATACTCATTATCGCTATGGAAAGTCAATCTGATACTGAGATTGCAAATGCAGTAAAAGATGTGTTATCTACTTGTATTTTAACAAAAGGTGTTAAAGTTGATACCTTGTCTACATTTGATATTGAATATCTATTTTTAAATATAAGAGGTAAGTCAGTAGGTGAAGATGTTGAAGTTTTGGTGACTTGCCCAGATGATAATAAAACCAAAGTGCCTGTACGTATAAATCTTGACGATATAAAAATAATAATACATGATGACCACAAGAGAGATATAAAACTAGATGATACTCTTTCAATGAGAATGAGATATCCATCTATCAATGAGTTCATCAAATCCAATTTTTCCACAAGTGAGGTTAAATCGGAAGATACCTTTGATTTAATCATTTCTTGTATCGAACAAATTTTTAATGATGAAGAATCATGGTCAACGTCTGACTGCACAAAAGAGGAAATGAATGATTTTCTAGATCAACTTAATTCCAATCAATTTAAAGAGATTGAAAAATTCTTTGATACTATGCCTAAATTATCTCATACACTGACTGTTAATAATCCAAATACAAAAGTAAAAAGTGATATAAAATTGGAGGGATTAGCGGCTTTTTTCGCATAAGTATGGCTCATGAAGATCTTGAGTCATACTTTAAAACAAATTTTGCCTTGATGCAACACCATAAATATAGTTTGACAGAGCTAGAAAATATGATTCCTTGGGAAAGAGAGGTCTATCTGACCTTACTTCAACAGTTTATTGAGGAAGAAAATTTAAAGGCACAGCAGGAAAATGGTCTAAATGGATGAAGATCAAGTAAATGAGGAACAGGGTAACGAACCTGAACGTCAAGAAGTTACTTTTACAGAAGCGTCAGATCAGTCTGAAAGGACTGCTGCTGAGGTTTTTTCTGCTGTTCGTAGAGATAGAGTAAATCTTTATTCATTTTTAGGAAAACAAAACACTGATGTAAATGAAAGGATTACTACTTTACAAAAGAGAATAAGTTTTACCGAGAGGAATCTTCAACAGTCTAACACAAATTTTCTTACTAATATAAACTCGATCAACACAGCACTTCTAACACTTGAGCAGGGATTAAAAGTTGTATCAGATAAATTAGAGGTATCAGCACAATTAGAAAAGATAAGAGACGCAAATAATTTAAAACGAGAGCAACAATTAGCGGAGCAACAACTAAGAGCAGGTAAAGAGAGTTTAGTTGAAAAAAGAATGCAAACTGCTTTAGCTGCACCTCTACAAAAGATAGGTGGAAAGGCAAGATCTATATTGGGTGGTCTACTAAAGTTCTTTAATACAATATTATTAGGTATCATTGGAACAAGGGGAATACAAGTTATATCAGCATTGTTAAGTGGTAACACTGAAAAAATAGAGGAGATCAAAGGAAAGATACTAAAAGAATTAGGAATAGCATCGGGTATATTTCTGGCTATAAATGGAGGTCTAGCAATCGCTTTAAGATCTGTGGTAAGATTGACTGCATTTATTGGTAGGGTTGCATTTACAAATCTACTTGCAAGACCAATTAGAAGAATTTTTGATCTTGCATCAAGAGGTGCATTCTTGAGAGGGACAACGGGTGCTCGCACTGTAGTTCCACCATCAGTACAAGGAAGTAAAGCAAAGCCAGGTCAAAATTTAGTTCAAGCTGGTCAATCTCAAAAAAGAACTGCAGGAATTAGACAACCTTCATTAATAACGGGACTAGTTTCAGGAGTTTCCAGATATTTTGAAACTGGAAGTGTTGCAGAAGGTGCAACTGAGGGTACTCTTGCAGGTTTGTTCACTGCAGGATCACTTCTAGCAACGCAAAATCCATATGCTCGTTTCGCTCTTGTTCTTGCTGGTATATACAGTGCTCAGAAAATAACGGATCAAGTGTTTCAACCACAGCAATTTAATGACATTGCTGGTCAGGTTCAAGATAGACAACTACAATTAAGAAACAATAATAATGTTGTAGTGGTAGAAGATGAAACTGATGAAACAAATATTGGAGGATCATTACCAGTGGGTGATGCATCTTCATTATTAGTGGTGAGTAGTTCAAATTTAGATAATCCATATCTAGCAAATTCATACATCCAATATAATATAATGCTATGAATATATCTTCACTAAATCTTTCTAAAATTAATAAGGCAGTCGGTAATATTACTGATACGGTTCGTAAATCAAAGTTACTCATAGAAAACATTAATAAAAAAGTGGGTGAATCTAATGAGAGAATACGAACTAGAATATCTAATTCTGCAAAACTTTTTCAAAGAAGACAACAAGCAGTAAGAAGAAGAATAAGAGAGGATCTAATTGAGGCATCAGGTATTGGTGGTGCTTTGAGAAGAGCGAATAAAATTGTCTCTAGTAGCTCAAGAGGTTTTCTGGGGAGAATTTTAGATTTTGTAGGAACGATATTGGTTGGATGGGCAATAGTTAATATTCCTAAAATTGTTGATGGTGTTGAAAAACTTATGAAAAGATTGCAAAAGTTTTTTAATATTGTTACAGGATTCACTACAAAACTTACTGAAATTTTTACAAAATTTTCATCTGAACTTAGTGGTATATTTTCAAATTTGTTGCAAGTTGATTTTAGTCAAATATCTGAAAAAATGACTTCAATTATGACTCGCTTACAAAAATCATTTCAAAGAATGGAAAATGGTTTTATAAGAGAAGTTTTGGGATTTGCAAAAATGAAGGATGAGGATCTAGTTAAATATTTTCAGCAAGATATTGATAAAGAGATCAAAGATGCAGTTGATAGAAATGTGGCAGAACAAGTAGACACTCAATCATTTGAGGAATTATCACCAGAATTACAAAATGCAGTAAAGTTGTTGATGACTAAGAGGGAGGATTTAAAACTAGAGAAGTATGAAATTGGTTTGATTGAAAGTAGAAATACAGAAAAATTAATTAGAGTTTTAAAGGAAAAGGGTGTTGTTCCTATAATACAAGATGATGGAACTATTGAGTATGCACTCCGTGAAAATTCAAATGATATGATGAAAGATGCTGCTGACTTTGCAAGAAAAACTTTTCTTGGTGATTTCATGCCAATAACTGAAGAAATGAAAAAGGATATGAATAGAATTGAGAATAAGGTGGATAAGTTATCTGATCAGAAAAAAATAGATGATCAAGTTGATAATTATGTAAAAGAACGTAAACTTGTAAGTGAAGACAATAATAAAACCACAGTTTATATTAAAAATAGAAAAAATATACAAAATAGAGGCACTACAAAAGGAGAAGAAACTAAACTCAATTCTGATAGTGTAAATAGTAATAACTTCTTACGTGACGCTTTCATTCAAAAAATTAAAGACTGATGCCAGCAATAAGTCCCTGCGAGTATGAATTAATAACCATAGAGTCAGATCAAGGTGTTACTATTGATCTAAGACTTGGTGTGGTATCATTTCAATATTTTGAGGATTTGTTTTCACCAACCATAACAGCAAAAATGGTTATCATTAGTACATCTGGTGTTGTGAGTGATGATAAGACTAGAAAAATAGAATCATTGTATAACGGACTTCCCATACGTGGTGGAGAAAGAGTATCCATCAGAATTAAAGGTAATAGTAACATCAATAAAGGTTTACAATTTGATACTCCTGACAAATATCTTTATGTTTCAAAAATATCAAATGTAATTAGAGATGGGCAAAAAGAGATATTTGTGCTACACTTAGTATCTAGAGAGGCAATTACAAATGAAGTTACTCATGTAAAAAGAAAATTTGAACCATACTCTTTGATAGACACTCATGTTAAGGATATTTTAAAAAATGATCTTAAAGTTAAACTTAACAGGTATGTGGGAAAAATAGATCGTGCAAGTAATAAGTATGGATTTTTAGGTAATTTGAAATCACCATTTCAAATCTTAGTTTGGTTAGCTTCAAAGGCTACTCCTCAAACACAGACGAGTGGTGGATATACTGGATACTTTTTTTATCAAACTCAGTCTGGATT